AGATGATTTAGAAAAACTAACTGGTAAGAAAATGGGTGATTTAACTAATCCATTATTAGTATCAGTTAGAAGTGGTGCTAGAGCTAGTATGCCTGGTATGATGGATACAGTATTAAATCTAGGACTTAATGATGAAGTTGCTAGAGAATTTGGCAAAATTACAAATAATAAGAGATTTGCTTATGATTCTTATAGAAGATTTATCATGATGTTTGCAGATGTGGTAAAAGGATATTCAAAGAGTTCTTTTGAAAGAATTCTAGATAAAATAAAAGAAGAAAAGAATGCTAAATATGATACAGATTTAAATGAAGATGATATGTACGAAGTAGCAATGAAATTTAAAGATGTATATAAAGAATTAGCGAAAGTAGAATTCCCACAAGATCCAAAAGAACAATTAATTGAAGCAGTTACTGCGGTATTTAGAAGTTGGAATAATGATAGAGCAATATTCTATCGTAAGATGAATGATATACCTTCAAGTTGGGGAACTGCCGTTAATGTTCAAGAAATGGTATATGGTAATTCAGGAGAAATGTCAGGAACAGGTGTTGCATTTACTAGAAACCCTGCGACTGGTGAAAATAAATTATATGGTGAATATTTAATTAATGCACAAGGAGAAGACGTTGTTGCAGGTGTTAGAACTCCACTTCCAATTGCTACATTAGAAAGTAGTATGCCAGAAGTATATGCTGAATTTGTTAGAACAGCAGATATACTAGAAAAACATTATAAAGATATTGAAGAAAATTGTAGAGCTAATATTGGAGCTTATAGATTGGAACAACATGAAATAATTGAATAAATAATATTGTTAAGCACTTACTTAAAATAGTAGGTGCTTTTATTATGGAAAGAAGGTGAAAATATGCAAAAACAATTAACACCAATAGGCAAAGAGAATGTCAAAAACTCTATTATAGCAATAGGCCAAGAACTAATAAGAAGAGCAGACGATATAACAAATGATTTAAAATTTGTTGCAAATATTGAGATTAATGCAAAATTAACACCAGATGAAGTTACTAACTTTGATGTAAAGAAAAATTATATAGCAAGTTATGAAGAAAAGGAGGAAAAATAATATGTGGTTATTAGTTTTAATATTAAGTATTAAATTACAAATGCCAACTTGGTATTGGATTATATTTACTATAATTACAATATTTAGACCATTGATATGAATGTTTAAATATAGGTTTAATGAAAACTTTTTTTGAAGAATACGGAAATAAATAAGTTATTAACATTTTATAATTATAAATTTTTAGACGTAGACGTACGTCTATTTTTTATGCCTTTTTACTGATTGCAGGCTATAAAGAACAACAGAATACAAATTCGCAATGGCTGGGGCTTAGGCAATGGCTGGGGCAAAAGGAGTAGGAAATGGAAGGACAAGATAATAATACAAACAATGCTAATACTGGGGCAGATAATGAACCAGCGGGAGCAAATAACCAAAATAATACAGGAGCAAACAACAACCTTGTAACATTTGATGATTTCTTAAAAGATGGAAAGAATCAAGCAGAATTTGACAGGAGAGTTCAAAAAGCTATTCAAACAGCACAAGATAGTTGGAAAGCAAAAAATGATGCTGAAAAATCAGAGGCTGAAAGATTAGCACAAATGAACGAAACTGAAAAATTACAATATCAATTGCAAAAGCAACAAAAAGATTATGAAGCAATGCAAAGAAAGTTAAATGCTAGAGATTTAAAAGATGAAGCACTAAAAATAGCAACAACACAAGATACAGCATTTGACCCAGAATTTTTAAATCTTTTTGATTATGAAAATATGACAGCAGAGCAATTACAAGACAAAACAAAACTTATAAAAGCAATTCAAGACAGAATTGTTGAGAAAGCAGTAAATGAGTGGTCAAAAGAAAAACCACCATATAATCCTGACCCATCAGGTAATAAGTCAAGTGCTGATGAAGCAATAAGAAAGGCAATGGGATTAAAGTAAGAAAGGAAGAATAAACAATGAATAATATTGAATTATCAACAATATACTTACCAAAACTAGATGAAGTATATAAAAATGAAGCAAAAACATCTATATTAGATGGAGACGAAACAACAGTACAAAAAGGATTAAATGGAGAAATTAAAGTAGCTAAACTAGATATGGATGGTTTAGGAGACTTTGACAGAAATTCAGGATACACAAAAGGTTCAACAAGTTTTAAGTGGGAAACAGTAAAATATGATAAAGAAAGAAGTCAAGATTTAAGAATTGACAGATTAGACAATCAAGAAGCATTAGGATTGCCATTCGCAAGATTATCTGGAGAATTTGTAAGAACAAAAGTTGTTCCAGAAACTGATGCAGCAAGAATAGCAAAAATAGCAGGAGTAGATGGAATATCAAGAAAGAAAGAAACAATTTCCGATGGCGCAGGAGTTGTAAGTGCATTAAGAGCATGTACAAATAAAATGGATGAGGATGAAGTTTCAACAGAAAATAGAATCTTATTTATAACACCAACACTAAAAGGAATGGTTGACGATTTAGATACAACTAAATCTAAAAAAGTACTAGAAAGATTTTCAACAATAATTGAAGTTCCACAAACGAGAATGTATACAGCAATAACATTAAATAGTGGAAAAGAAAATTATGGATACCAAAAAGCAAAAGACACATACATTAAGTCAAAAGATACAGCTGTAGTATCAGGAAAGACATATTACACAGAAAGTTCTGGAACATATTCAAAAGTAAATTCTCCAGCAGGAAATCCATCAACATCAGATTATTATGAATTAGTAGAAGGAGGAAAAGATATTAACTTCTTATGCATTGAGAAATCTGCAGCAGTAACAGCTATGGACCAATACATAAAATACTTTACACCAGATGAAGACCAAAGTGGAGATGACAATGTATTTAAATACAGAAACAATAACTTATATGGACATGTATATGAAAATAAATTAGCTGGTGTATATTGTTCATATGAAGGTTAGGAGGTTTAAAATGGCAACATTTATAGGATTAAAAATAAATAAAGAAGAAAAAGAAACTAAAAAAGAGCTAACAGTTGAAGAAATAAAAGCAATTCTAACTGAAAAAGAAATTGCTTTTGATGGAATAACTAAAAAGAAAGATTTACTAGCTCTTTTACCACAAGAATAAACAATGGAGGCAATAGAATGTTAGAGCAAATTAAGAAAAACCTAGGAGCAAACTATAAAGAAAATACAGATGGTGTATTACAGGATATAATAGATGATATAACATCTATTGCCTGTGATAATTCTAATAGAAAAAAAGGTGACACAAAACTATTTCCATACATAAAAAAAGCAGTAAGAAGTGAATATCTTGCAAGAGGAGCAGAGGGTTTACTTTCAAGAAACGAGGGTAGTATATCAAGTTCATACAAAGATATTGTAGAAGAATTAAGAAATAATATTATAAAGTCTGGATTAAGGAGGATTAAATAATGCTATTACGAGATTTAACAAAAGTATATATATCCGAATATGAAGAAATAGAAGACCACGGAGAATCAGATAAAGTATGGAAATATAAAGGACAGGCTTGGCTAAATATGCAACAAGATGTCAACGAGTTAGATAGAAAGTCTACTGGTGAAGTGGATTATAGTACATATAAAGGTCGTACGACTAGAAATTATGATATACAAAAAGGTAATGGAATATCATTTGAAGATATCTCAAAATTAGAGAAGTTCATTCCGGAGTATAGAGTACTGGACAAAAATAAAATAGGAAGTACTTATGTATATAGAATGGAGAAAATACAATGATAAATTTCAATTGTAATATAAAAGTAAAACATAATTTTAAAAATATAGATGCTATAATTCAAAAATTACCACAAACTGCAAAAATAATAACAGAAGATGTATTAAAAAACATTAGAGGTTATGCTATAAGGTTGGAAAAAGGCCATAACGAAGAAGGGATATTAGTAGAAATGGTTGATATGTCTACTAAAAAAGTAAAGGGAAAAGTTTATGCTGACCCTTCTAAGTTTATGAGTAATGGAGTTTCATATTTGTTTTTTGAATATTTTGGTACAGGTGCTAATGCTGAAATGGAACATGTTGGAAAATCAAAACACTTTATAAATAGTGGTTATACAGAATGGTTTATTCCAGTAAGTAAAGTTGAAAAAGCATTGCCATACCCAGTTGTAAATATTCAAGGTATGGATTTTTATATTGCTCATGGAAGTAAGGCCAACCACTTTATGGCTGATGCAAGTTTTAAAAGTAGAAATGAAAATACAGAAATAGTTAAGAAAAAATTAGATGAGATGTTAAAGGAGGTATGCAAATGAAAGATTTGAGTGTATTAGAGTTTAGTGATTTAGCATATGAAAAACTAGAATCATTAAAATATAAACAAATATTAACAAATCCAACAACTACAAGTAAATTTCCTTGCTTAGAGTTACATACGCCTTTAAAGTCAGTAAATTTAACTGAGAATGCAATTCCAATTAAATCTACATTTCAAATATCAATAACTTGTTGGAATGAAAAGCAACGTCAAGCAATGAAAATGGCAGATGAAGTTGATAAAAAACTTCAAGAACTTAATTTTAAAAGGACAAATACCAGTCCAGCAATATATGATTCTATATTGCAAAAATACGGTATAACAATAACATTTGAGGTTCGTTATAATTCTATAACAGCCTCTTTTAATTTAAAATAATAAGGAGGAATTAGAGATGTCAGTAGAAACACCAAAAGCAACAAAACCACAAGTTGCAATGAAAGCCGAAGTATCTTATGCAACAAGCTTAACAGGAGATAAAACAAAAATAGGCTATGTTCAAAAAGTTGGACAATTAAAAACTTTAAAAGAAGGACAAACATATAGTGCATTAGATTTAGATGAAGAAAGAATGGCAAAAGGCAAAAGAAAAGCAGAAACTGTTGATATTGAAATGATGTTTATACAAGAAGAACATAAAGCAATGGGAGTTATAGCAGATGCAGATACAGAAATATATTTATTTGTTAAATATCCAGAATCAACAGCATCAGTTGCGAACAAACCGCTTGTACAAACAGTAAAATGTACAATAGATATTGCTGGACAAGAAATAAGTGACGGAGATTTCATTAAAGATACTATGAGAGTATTCAAAAACTCAAAAGTAGTAGAAACAGATGGATATCCAGTTGAAGGAGATTCAACAAAATTTTAATTTAGGAGAAGGCATAGGCCTTCTCTCTTTTGCAAAGGAGAGAAAATAAAATGATTATAGAAACAAAAAATAAAACAATTAATTTAGTACTAAAAACAAGAAAAATAGTAGACATAGCTAATCTACTAAAAAATAAAAATTTTGAAGAAGTTTTCATAAAGGCATATTCTATATTAGATATAGAAGCATTGTCAAAAATAATTTAAATTAGCAGAAAATGAAAACGGTGAGAGTATATTTTTATCTTCAAATGAAGTGTATGATTTTATAGATGATTGTAGAAAAGAGGGAATAACTATAAGCGAATTATATGGAAAGATAGCGGAGGCATTGAACGATGAGGGTTTTTTCAAAAAGAAAATGAGCAAGAAGGAACTAAAAGAAGTAACATCAAATCCATTATTAACAATGAATACAGACAAATTATTGGAAAAAGCAGTAGAAAATGCAGCCAACAAAGTAGTAGAAAAAGAAATAATGGCTCAAATCTAAAAGGATTAAATGATATTATTGAGAATATAAGAAAAACTAATAATTTAATAGAGCTAATATATTCTATGGAACAATTAGCGTATTATTTTGATATGAAACCACATGAGTTTTGGAATAGCCGATATTCAGAAATAAATATATATTGTCAAACTCATCTTGTAAAAACAATTGATGAACTAAAATGTGACATTAATTTACAAGAAGCGGTAACTGATAAACTTATAAGAGCAGATAGTATGAGTAAAAACCCTAAAATTATTCTAATTAGAGATAATTATAAGGAATTATTTGAAATAGAGGAGAAAGAACAAACGTTAGAGGAGCAAAGAATGCTATTTAAAGGATAAATTACAGAAAAAATATATATTTTCGACAAATTTCGACACAAAAATATAAATAAATGTGTTATACTTCTTTTATAATAAAACAAAAGGAGATGTATTACTATGAAATGCCCAAAATGTGGAAGTGAGAATGTAACAATTAATATGCAGGAAGTCGGAAGTAAAACTCAAAAGAAAAGCAATAGTATGGGACATAAAATGGCACATAGTGCAATGAGAGGAACGGCAGGTTTGTTTACTTTTGGAGTTTCTAATTTGTTTATCCCTAAAAAGCTCGAAGGAAAAGAAAAGACAAAAGCAAAACTAGAAAAAGTATGTCTATGCCAAAGTTGTGGATATGATTGGAAAATAAAATAAAACACTTACTTGTGTAAGTGTTTTTTTATTTTATAGAAAATTTAATAGAAAGGAGGAGATGACTTATCACAGTTGAAGAAATAGAGATAATAGTAACTGCAAAAATAGAGGAAGCACTAAAAGAATTTGAAAAGATTGTACCAAACATAAAAAAACAAATAAAGCAAGTTCAAGAAGCTTTTTCAAGGGTAGATACAAAAGAAATGAAAAACAAAGTTCAACAGGCTACTAATTTAGTAAAGAAGAAAATACAAGATTTAAAACAAAGTTCTAAAAATAATGAATTAACAATAAAAGTAAATAATAAAGATGCACAAAAACAAATATCTCAAATACAAAAACAAATAGATAGTTTACAAGAAAAGATACATGCTCGACAAATGAAATTAAATGTAATAAATCCACAAATAGATAAAATAGTAGATGATACTAGAAAAAGTGTAACACCAGAAGGAATAAAACCTAATGACAAGGCAATGGATACAACAGTTAATAATGCGTTGGAATCAAACAAAGATTTTACATCATTAAATAGTCAAGCACAAAAATTATACACAGAAATAGAAATGTATAATAAACAACTAAACGAAGCAAAAAACAAAATGTCACAATTAAATCAAGAAACGAATAATATAGCAACTACTCAAAATAAATTGAGTAGTTTTTTTGGTGCATTTAAACAAAAAATAGAGCAGGTAAAACCTAGTATATCTAATATAAACAATGTTTTTAAAACACTACCAAAACTAACTCAAAACATTACAAATAACATAAAAGGGATGAGTACAGGAGTAAAAAATGGACTAGGACATGTTTTAAAATATGCAGGTGCATTATTT